TTTCGAAATCTTGGTTGAGATACCAAGTGCACACTGGGTTGCCCGAGGCCTATGGGTTAAATAAGGTTAATACCCGTAAGACGGAGAGTCTTACGGTGTAAACCTTACCACATAGGTACAGGTCCAGATGTGTCAACGAAATAATATACAACAATGAATAAACGTGTTAAAACACAATTTAATCATGTGTATATTACCAAGCTAATGAGCTGATTGCTTAAGGTTGTAAAACCTAAAGCTTTAGCTCTCGAGGATTTCACGCCCTACCTTCAAACCTTAACACGAGTTTTTGAAACTCGTGGTAAGGTTACCGGGATTGCTTTCTCAAAGGCAGTCCGGGGAAACGTTATGAACTACTTATCAGGTAGTTCACAACGCGTTGAAGGGGTGCGCTTAACTACCTTGGATCGTTTACCTATTTGTTTAGGTCCTTTACTAAGAGTAGTCAGAGACCAAGACCCAGTTTTACTGCGTCTGGTTATGACTATACTCTTTTGTACAAGGTACCTACGTTTAGAACCGAACCCGGATTTCTCACCACTCGAAGCCCCCCTGAAAAAGGGTACAAGCTTCGGTGAGGTGGGAATGTTCGCAAGTAGGTTCTGACTTCAAATAGGCTATCGACACCAAGGAAGGTTGCCCCGTGTTCTAAGGTTTAAAAGATTCTATCTAAACCAGAGTTCAGGACCTAACGGTCATGCACTCAACACCTGAGCTAGGGATCTATTCTCTCTTCCGGAAAGGTTGAGAGAGTCGATCACTATATTAGGTGGGTCTAGAATAGAAACTTTTATGAACACGGCCTTAGGTTGTAAGGACATTCTTAAAGGTATCTTTAATGTGTCAGAAGGTGGGTATAGGAAACTATCCTACTTTCCAGACAGAGAGGGGAAAACAAGAGTAATCGCCATTGGCGATTATTTCTCACAATCCGTTTTACGCGGATTGCATGTTTTCCTCTTTCGAGCATTAAAGAAAATACCTCAAGACTGTACTTTCGACCAAGGGGGCTTCAAGGAGCGTTTAAAGAACGCTGAGTTTTATTACTCAGTCGATCTTAAGAACGCAACTGATAGATTTCCTATACAGGTTATCTCTTCAGTCCTGAAGGGCCTCCTTCCTCCGTCTTATGTTAATGCTTGAGAGGACATTATGGTAGGATACCCGTTTAGGGCTAAACTAACTAAGCCGCACAAGATAGGTCAGGTTAAAATCTGACTTAAAATGTTTTGGTATAAGGTTGGTAACCCTATGGGATTCTACTCATCATGAGCCTCTTTTGCAGTAGCACATCACTATATTATATATTACATCTGTAGTGTTTTAGGTAAGGATTGAAAAACCCTTCCCTATGCACTACTAGGTGATGATATAGTAATAGGTGATAAAGACGTTGGTGAGGAATATCTTAAGGTAATGGAGAAGCTCGGAGTAGAAGTTTCTATGAGTAAAACTCATAAATCTTCAACAACTTATGAATTCGCCAAAAGGTGAGTTCATAAGGGTTCCGAGATCAGTCCTTTCCCCTTTTCCGCAGTTAAAGAGATGAGTAAGAAGAGTTATCTTCTTGCTCTTCTCCTCTGCGAAGCAGAAAGAAAAGACTGAACCTTTACACAGGATATTGGAGCTTGTGTAGCAGATTTCTATGGTATCGTGAAGACCTTACCTTCTTCTTTAAGGAAGAAGTTCGGTCAACACGGTACCCTTTGTGAACACATA